TAGCACATCGATGACAAGGCAGTCATCAAGGTGATGGTGATCCTTTGTGAAAAGAATCAGCGACGGTCGCCAGACAACCCGTACTTCGCAGTTTGCAGCCGCTGGGAGGTTGTAGATGCATTTGCGCCCATACCGTGGAAGCTGATTCAGGCCAAGCTCACGGCTCTGCACCGAAAGGGATTTATCACGGACGGCTGCGTCGGGTGCACGTGCTCCACCGGCTTCAAGGTCGGCGACGCCGGAATGGCGCTATTGGAACAGCCGCCTGAGTAGCTGGCGGGAGTCAGCGAGAAGGTTTGCAGAAGAACTGGAGGATGAGGAATGTTGATTACATATCGAATGTGGATGGTGCTCTTTTGGAGCTCGACAGCAATCCCTCTAGAGCTACTTATGTTCTGGGCGTGGTATTGGCTAGAGCCAAAATTAGAAGCTAGAAAGCGACGCGGTTATAGGATCGGAAACGCCTTTGATAGTCCAAGATAGGCCCCCACCGACCAAAGTAGCTGGCAGGAGTCGTACCTGCAATTTCTGTTGGAGCAAGAGGAGGAACTTTCGTGAGTGTTACCCGAGATGAAGTAAGGCACGGGAATACGCTGTTGATCCCAGTGAAGGGTCATGGTATGCAGAAGGTGATGCTGGGAGACGTGAGCAATGGCGTAGCCCTCTACGTTCTCCTCGACATTGAGGATAGTGATTTCTTTACTTTGCCGGTTGAGGAAATAATGCAGCACGCAGAGCCATCTAAGGAGACCCCATGAAGGCAATAGCACTCTTGATGTTTAGCGTGGCACTCACGGCGGGATGCCAAACCGTAGAGGATGACACGTTGTCTGTAGTGAACGCTCGTAAAGCTGAGTATGTTCGCACCCACGATTGCAAAAAGATCGAGTATATTCCTGCCTCTGATACGATGAGCTTGGACGGCAAGGTCGTGCCCGATACGGGATTTTGGGTCTGGGAATGCAAAGGCATCGGAAACCAAATCTACGTGCACGACACGCCATACCCACCCAAGCCAGCAGCCCCAAAGCACTAACCCCAGCTACGACAAAGGAATGGAGAGACCATGAGCGAGAAGATTTGGATAGCGAAGGACGGATTTCCCGTTGAACACATCGAGGGACGTTGGTTTACCAACTGGCTGTGCGACCTGATCCACGGTCGAGAATTGATGACGCGGGACGAATGGAATGAGGAGCAGCACAGGCGTCGAGTTGCGAGTGCACTAATGGGCGGATCATCCACGCGCCTTCCTTGAACCCCCCGTAGCAAAGAACTGATGCGCTACTGCGTGAAATGAGGAAATGAAATGAGTCTCGGGACCGAGCCGGTGATTACGGTGAATGGCGTTACGCTTAGCACGGCTGAAGCTATGACGATGCGGGTTGCGCTTGGATCGTTCCTCATCTCCCTTCAGGAAGGACTGGGAGACGATGAGACCGGGAAATCCATCACTCGTGGGTACAAACGGTGCGCGGATAATATCCACCAATTTATGTTTCGCACACCACCTGAACCAACACCTAAGCATTAGGGGCGTTAGCCCTTGGAGGAGAGAGATGGCAAATGAAGAGTTTCATGGATTGAGTGTTGATCTCACGAATTGCTTGGCGCAACGCAACCGAGAACTTGCTGAGGCGAAGAAAGCTATCGGAGCTTTGATTGTCACTACGGTATTGCCGAAAGCCGATAAACAAAGAGCCCTAGTTCAAGGACGCGACTGGCTAAAACGCTACAACGATCGAATGCATCCCCCTCGGTTTGCACCTGAAGCAAAGTAGTCCCACCACACCATAAGGAGCAGAGATGGCAGACGTAGAAGAGATGAAGGAATTGTGCGAGTGCGGCTGCCAGAAGGGTTGGCATAGTTTGTCGTCGCAGGAATGGTTGCCATCAAAGTCAGGCTGCCTCTCAGGATCAAGGTGCGGCTGCACTAAATTCAAGGCCAAGCTCCCAGCAGATGCTAGCCCCTCAGAGCCGCAGGATGCGTGCGAAGGCGGCAAGTGCTGGCTCAACCCTGAAAGCGGATGGCTTGAAGCATGTACGAAGCACGAAGGGGTGTTCATGGACAAGATGATGGAGAAAGAGGCAGCCCCAACAGCAGCAGGGAGCGAGGAGCCGAAGCCGCTCAAGTTCAACCTTGAGAATCCAGGAGAGATGATTGCCGCGTCTGGAGCGGTGAAAGCATTACATGACGCTGGATATAGGGCGGCTCCTGTGGCATCCCAAGCCCCAGCCCCGAAGCGGCCTGAGGCTATCAAAGATGCTGGATTGGGAAAGAAGTATTGGGCACACGAAGCCGACGCCTACATGGATTATCAAGAAGGTCTAGCGAAGCGTCTTTATGTCGCCCTCAACGCGATGAAGATGTACGCAGACGAGGAGCATAAAGGTCTAAAGATAGCCGACGATGTTCTTAGGGAGTACGAGGCCAACCATGAATAAGCCCCTCACCCCGACACCGAAAACAGAAGCGGAAGTCATTGCTGGCATGGACGATAGTGACCTACTGCTTGCGGTAATAACTGGTTTTCCTTTCTGCCTTCTGTTTGAAATGGGGCGGTTCGCATTAGCTTGCCGGGAAGAATGGAGTAAGAGACGGAGAAAACCGAATGAATAAGACCCTAGCTGTTGCAGATTCTTGGCACCGCCAACGAGCACATCTACGGTGTGTGGCACGACGCGCGTGGAGGAAGACAATGAAAGAAATTAAAACGACGCATGTAAAGAGGATACCATGACACTGCTACTGCACGGCGCGCTCCTACTCGGGCTATCCACGCAACCCAACAATCATCACGACCCGTTCTGGAGCTACGACCCGTCGGCCAACGAACTGGAGTATTGGATCGCCCCGGCTGGCGAGGCATACCATACGTGCGGCTTCGTGTCGGCGTACCACGGCATGTTTATGGCCGACGCGCTATATAGCGGAGGCGCGAAGGACTCGGTTTCGAGGGAGTTCAACGTCGTGGACAAGGCGGAGGAGTTCGTGGAGTACCAGTGCGACGCGAGGAGGGACTGATGAGCGAAGTTGTCGTGAGAGTGGACAAACCAAAGCAACGATGTGTGAACGCCAGAGGCCTGATATTTGTAGATGGACGCGACGCGCCGTGCCAAAGACGCTTGTCGGTGAGTTGTTTCTGGATGCTGCGCTACAAGAGGACGCAAGGAATGGCTACGTGCCGTGGATCGAGGAGAAGTGATGGCGAAACTAGGAATGCGCGGCATTGTGGAAGCGAAGGTAACGATGGAAATTACGGAAGCTGAGGCCGGCGCGCTGGACGCACTGGTCGGATACGGCTTCGAGCCGTTCAAGAAGGTGTTCTACGAGAAGCTGGGCGCGGCGTACATGGAGCCGTACGAGGCCGGTCTGAAGTCACTGTTCGAGTCCGTGCGCGGAGGAGAGGCCGGCGTCAGCGGCTTCTTGCAGCGCGCCAAAGCCGCTCGGGCGGTGATGAACGGCACTTTGGAGGCGAGGAAATGAGCAAATGGGCAACAAGGAACTTGCCGCGACCGAATGCGTTCATCCAGTGGAAGGGTACCAATGTCTGCATGGACGTGTACTGCATTTGCGGCGAGCAATTCCACATAGACGCTGATTTCGCATATGCTGTTCGCTGTTGCCACTGCGGCAGAACGTATGAGATGTCGGCCATGATCGAGATGCGAGAGTTGAAGGATGGCGAGGTCTGGAAAGGCTGCGCGCCGAGGGAGGATAAGGGATGACATTTGAGATGCTTTGCTGGGGCGAGAACACCGAGCTCCGGTTGCTGGACGAGATAGGCTGCTGCAGGCAGGTATGGGTGAAAACCGTTCCGGCGGTCTTCACGGTGGCCGTGGAGTTTCCTGTCAACGCCAAGGTGCTGTTCTGGGCCATGGTACTGCGCAGCGAACCGCCTTACATCGGCGGTGTGTGGGCGCACATGCATCCGTACACTGTCGGCCGCGAACTGCTGCTTGTCGAGGCCAGGAAGGAGCTAGAGAATGCCGGAGTCAAAGCGTGACCTTTGGATCGTGGAGTTGCAACGCGAAGAAGGAGAAGCGGTGCTGTCCGTGTTGGACACTCACCAGAAGGCGCACGGCTGGTACGACCACACTTGCGCTCTTTGCAGGGCGCGGTCTCGCGTATCTATTGGGCGCGACTACACCGCGCTGCAAGGGCTGACGCCCGAGGCGAAGAAGCAGGTAAAGGAGGAGTTGGAATGGCCGACCTAAGTAGGAGAGGCTTCATCGGCCTGTTCGCGGCCTCCACCACGGCGTACTTCCTACCGCCGCTGCGTGGCTGGACGACCGCGCCGTCTGGGCTCGTCTTCCTGGAAACAAAGCTAGAAGTGCTGAGCGAGCGTTTGTGCATGCCGTTGGGTTACGTATACACGCTGAACAGTCTTACGAGAATGCTTGGAGAATCAGATACAGAGCTTAGAAGGAGGCACCATGAAGCAATTGACGGAAGAGCAGATTGAGGCGGCAGCGAAGGCGGCGTACGAGGTTTGGCATGGCATGGCATACCTGTCTAAGTGCCCTTGGAGTGAAAACAATGCTGAGTTTAAAGAACGGTGGTACGTGCGGGTTCGGGCCACGGTGCCGTTCCTGCAGCTGCCGTGGGAGGACATCACGGAAGTAGAGCGGTCTAACTGGCTGAGCTACCTGCGTAGAAAGGCGGTGTACGATGTAGATTGGGAGGATCTTGGCAGGCTGCTGAACGGATTCATAACCGACCGCAACAACAAGCTGCTGCCCAAGAAGCCAAACCCAGTGGTGCGGCAGATCGCGGAGCGGCTGGCAGGGCAGGTGCTGTCGGAGGACGCTGCCAAGACGCTGCACGAGCTCATCACTGCGAGGACGCGATGAGGCCGGCAAGGACGTGGCTGATCACGGACACGCACTTCAACCACGACATGCTGGTGCGCGAGGGTCATAGACCGGCCGACTTCCAGGAGCGGGTGATTGCCAATTGGCGCAAACTGGTAAGCCTTGAAGACCTTGTATTCCACCTTGGAGACGTCATACTGGGCAAGAACGGAACGTTGTTCAACATTTTGGTGCATCTGCCTGGCAAGAAGGTGCTTGTGCGAGGCAACCATGACCACGAGTCGAATGGCTGGTACATGCGGAACGGCTTCCAGTTCGTCGCGCAGGGCATCCTGCATGGCGGAGTCTGGCTGACGCACGCGCCGCAGGTCACGCTGCCCGACGGGGCGGTGCTGAACGTGCACGGCCACCTGCACACGCTGGAACTCGAACTACCGAAGCATTGCAAGCTGTTGTCATTGGAGCGCGAGAACTACGCACCGGTCGAATTCAATTCGTTCGTGGGATTCAGTCCCATGACGCGCAAGCTGCTGGGAACCACGGACGAAGAAGGAGATACCGATTGATGGACTTCTTGTTCGACCATCCGATCGTCGTGTTGACGGCGTTCATCTTCAGCCTGCTGACGGTGGCCAACATCTGGAGCAATTTCTGCGACTTGATGGTGAAGCTGCGCTGGGAAGGAGCCGCCAATGCCAAGCTCGACAAGAAAGACGACGACCAAGCCGGTACTGCCTAAGCTTCCGAGCGTCTGCACCGCGTGCTCGGGCACCGGCGTGGTCACCTGCGCCCAGTTCGAGCAGATCGTCAAGAAGCACTGCCTGTTCTGCGGCGGGAAGGGTACGAGGTTATGAGTGACGTGTTAAAGGAGCTTGTGCCGGAGGAGCGCGTGTTGGAGCTGATTGAGGCTTCGGAAGCGTACCCCGGTTATACCAAAGTGATAGACGCCAGCGCCGCTTACAATGACGTGGCCATGCTTCTACACGAACTGCTAGAGCGACGTAAGGAGGCCGTAAAATGAGGATCGAGGCCGTCGAAGAGGCGAAGGTCGCCGCGAGAAGGTTTCTCACACTCGCAGACATGTTAACTTACAGAACAGGCGGCGACGCAAACTGGGTGGATTCATCGCCGAAGCTCACCGGAGCGCTGCGGCGCGCGTCCATGGACCTTACGCGAGCGCTGGCGGAAATGAGGAAACTGTGATTATGCCTCTGGTCGTAGTCGTTGTCGCGCTGGCGGCGGTTGGCGTATTTGCCGTCGTGGCGTTCGTAATGTTGCTGTTCGCGGTCTTGATCGCGTCGAAGTGGGCTGGGTGGGATGATTGACCCTGGAAGCGCCTAGCTTATAATTAATTCACTAAGCAACCAGACAAGGAGAACCATGAAGAACATTCAGTACATCGAGCGCGCAGAAAGCACCAATCGCACTTGTGCAGTCTGTACCTCGTCAGCCATTCGCTTCGGTTACACGCAAAGTAAAGCCAGTAAGAAGCCTAACCCTTCCGCTCGTACGCCACTTTGTCTGGCACACGCTGTCACTGGACCCGTAGCGGTCTAGCCACCAAGCAAGGAGCAGCGGTATGAGAAACGAGCTGTATGAGCCGTACAAGATCGGCGCGGATTGGTACTTCGACTGCAGGGCCGGAAGGCGCGGACCGTTCGTGTCGGAGCAGCGTTGCGTAGAAGCGGCAGCGAGCAGGCAGGAAGCGGAGGAGATGGCGTGACTATCCCAGAGTATTGCGCCGAGGAGGTGTGGCGACAGGGGCACAACCTCGGCGAACTGGACGGCGTGGAGCGCGTCGGCTGGATGCTGGACGCCTGGAGCTACATGATATACACCGGGCGGCACGCTAGGACGCTGCTGACGGAGGACGTCGTCGCGCTGGGCACACGCGTCGAGCGCTACAAGAACCGTCGCGGGCTGAGGACGTGCGAGGTGCGGGTGGGAAACTCCATTCCGCCGCGCGCCGTGGACGTTCCGAACCTGCTCGCGGACCTGCTGGCGCGGCAAGCGGAGCTCGCCCCGCTCGACTTCTACCGCCAGTTCGAGCTCATCCACCCGTTCGAGGACGGCAACGGGCGCGTGGGCAAGGTGCTGCTGAACTGGAAGAACGGCACTTTGCTTAACGATCCCATATTCCCTCCGGGCGACTTCTGGGGGACGACGATCTTGAATCCGTAGCACCAGGAACCAAGGTGCTTGTCCATCACGCAGGTCAAACCAAGTCAAGGAGACACAATGAATTTGAAGCACGCAGTACTCGCAGCAATGCTCGTAGCGCCGGTAGCATTCGCCCAAGCGGTAAAGCAGCCTAACGAACTGCAGAGCAGCAAGATTCAGCTCGCCATCAAGGACTATCAGCTGGCGCAGAAAGACCAGCAGATGCTGAAACAAGCTGAGGCGTACAGCGCCAAGGCACTGCAGTCAGCGGGACAAAACGTGGAGGCTACCGTGGCCAAGGTGAAAAAGGAACTCGGCTTACCCGATGACTACACATTCAACTACCAGACTCTGCAGTACAAGAAGCCAGCCGCACCACCGGCACCGGTCAAGAAGTAATGCAACCGAGAACGGCTAATCACAGCATCAACCTGGCGCGCAAGCCCAATCGGAACGTGCACCATCCGGTTATAGCGGATACCGATTGGGGTCAGCGCGGCATGCGCGAAGGGCACTTGCGGAAGGTGCCATTCGCTGAAGTGCGCACATCCGTGCCATAAAGCCCTGCGAGGGGAAAGGAACAAGATATGAGAAACGCACTGCTCGTAATCGCATTACTGCTTGCCGCTTCGCTGGGAGCCTCAGCGCAGACCGCCACCGTGGCGCAGCTAACACCAGCAGAGGCCGCACAAGCCAAGGCGCTGCATGAAGCCAAGCTCGACCTGGAGAAGCGGCAGGGCGAATTCGACGCCGCCATTCTGGATAAGTACAGCAGTATGCACGAAGCCGCGCAGTCCACGCACCCAGGACGCAGAATTCAATTATATGCATGGACGTACGGATTTGAGTACAGCAGCGACTTCAAGTTCATTGTGTCGAAGTCAGCGCCGTGCTACGGCTCATCATGCGGCGCTACACTGCCTTGCGGCAGTTGGGTGACGTCGACTCCTGCCATTGTGCTTGACAGTGTTAAGCCAACCAACTGTATCAGCCTGAATGGAGGCCCTATGAACTGCGGTAGCAGCAGCGCTCCAACTTCGATAGGTAGTACTACGCCTTCAACCCACTAAAGCAGCGACAGTACAAAGGAGAAATCACAATGAAGCTAAGCGAAGCGATGATGTTGGGCAGCACGACGGTGAAGATGGTGGCGGGAGACTGGAACAGCTGCGTGCTGGGCGCGGCGTGCAATGCCATGGGAGTGGCGAAGCACAAAAGTTTGTACGAGACGATGATGGAATCAGGGTTCACTCTCGCCGACATGAAGATGGTGGATGGGAAGCCAGAAATCACGTTTAAGGGCTGCAAGGAACGCGAGGAGACCGTGAACCGCCGTCTCAAGGTGGTCGAACTTTGGCCGTGGCTCGCGCAGTGGATGAAGGCGTCGGAGGCTCCCGACTGGTTCCAGCAATGGTCGGTCAATATGAATATGGTTATCTCTCCAGTTACTACGGTGAAGGTCAGTACGATCATCGTAACGGCATTCGACTTCTTCATCTGCGAAGGAAAGATGACCCTGGAGCAGCTCGTGGATTGGGTGGCGTCGGTCGAGCCGTCCTGCGGCGAGTGCTGCGAGTACGAGTGCAAGTGCGGCAAGACGGAACTACTCGCCGTTGAGGACGAAGTGGCAATGCTGGAGCGCATGGCGTCATTGGGCGCGCCGCTGGATCTGGATGACGATGAGGAAGACGATGAGGACGATGAGGAAGACGATGAGGACGATGAGGAAGACGATGAGGACGATGAGGAAGACGAACTCGGCAGTGTGAAGCAGCGGAAGGGACGCATTCATGCCTAGACGACCGCAGGAGCAGTACGTCGACATCGTCGTAGCCGCGTTGTCGGCGGCCTACGGTCCTAGGTACGAGGGCGGTTTCGCGCCGGTCACCGCCGCAATGGAGCGCTGGGCCTGCCAGAAGTGCGGCTCCGTGGTGGTCGACAAGGAGTCGCACGGGAGGTGGCATCGTGAGATGGCCGTGGTTTCATCAACGACTTACTAGGAAAGACGATTGGGTTGAGCGGCAGAAGAGGCCGCCATGGAACGTAGCAAGACCGTACTTCAAACCGCCGGTAACCGTTACGCGACCAAGCGCGACGCAGCAACTGCGGGAGCTTATCGACTGGCATCAACGAATGGAAAGGGAGAAACAGATGGCGAAGTTCAAGATCGGCGATCGAGTGAAGACCAGGAGCGGAATCATCGGTCACGTGGTAAATGAGGGTTCGCCGCAGTACCGCGTGCGAGCAGCGTACGGCGAATATTATTGGTGCGCTTCTGAGTTCATGGAACCCTGGCAGGAGATCAAGGTCGGGCAGAGGGTGCGTATTACTAGTGTGCCGCACGGCAGTGTCGCTTCTGAGTACATTGGCTACGTCGGAACGGTACACCAGCCGGAGTTCAACGGGATATTTGCGGTCCGGCTAGGCGAAGGAACTTTGCTCTACTGCGCCCGTTCCATGGTGCAGTTCCTGGAACCGTTGTTGGATCCGGACTACTCGTTCATGTATCTTGGTTGCGACAAGGCGAAGAAGCCGCTGCTGGATCAAACGTTCATCACCACTAGCTATCAAAGCTCGGATGCGCGCTGCATCGGACAAGAACTGTACGATGTGACGCTGAAAGGTGTAGTTAAACTGCCGGGAAATTGCTTCAGCTCTGAGCTGAAGCTGACGCTGGATAAGGTGGGCGCACTCGCCGATCCGGCGAAGAAGTTCCGCGTCACCGTGACGGAGGTCGAGGAGCCAACACCGCTGCCGTGCCCTTGTTGCGGTACCAGCAATTACGTGTGCAGCCGAGATTTTCCAACCAGCATCTACTGCGTAACTTGCAGCCTGTCGATCACCGGCAAGACGTTCGCCGAGTGCGCGGCGAAGTGGAACCGGAGGTGCGGCAAATGAGGGGTGCCATTATATGCGACTTCCACCCGGCGGCCGAGGAGCCGCCGCTTACGCGCAAGATATACGGCTCCGCGTACAGTCCTGACTGCCTGTTGAAGCTGGAAGGCGGCGGTTGGGCTGTCGGCATGTACATCAAAGGCGAAGGCTGGGAAAGTGACGAAGGCTACACCTACAATGTGAAGGAATGGGCCCTGCTGCCATGATAGAAGACGTTTGGCGCGACACGCCCGAACTGTACGAACGAGTGCGGGACACCGAACCGAAGACATGCTGTATTTGCGGAGCGAGGCCGGCGCTGCGCAAGGTGGCTAAGAAGGGCTACTGCAGGGACCACTACGCCAACGCCGTCAGCGCGGCGTCCGGCGCTCCACTGGTGCTGAAGGAGGAGGAACTGCTGTGAGCTATGTCGTGGTATTTGTCCTGCTGATGCTGGCGGCCTGCTATCTGGGAGCGCGGCGCAGATGAGGCTGCAGAGGCGCCTGGAGCAGGTGTACGATGAGGTCAACCGCGGCCACTACGGGGGCAGGCTGCCGGAGGACCTGGAGATAAGGATCTACAAGATGAGGCTGGCCGGGCGCTGGGTGCTGCACATGGATGATACCCACGCCATATGGGTGTCGGACGACCTGCCGGAGTTCGCCGCCTGCATCACGCTGGTGCACGAGGTGGTACACGTGCGCTGCCACCAGATGGGCTGGACGGACCATGAGACACACGGGCCGAGTTTCTTGAAGGAAAGGAAGCGCCTCCGCGACCGCGGGGTGTTTGATAGGTGGCTGTGATGGTCGTAGCTGGGCTGGCAGGTTACGGCAGCTTGACTGGCGTTATAATTAGGCAACGCAGTAAGAAGAACCCTCAGGAGAAATGAAATGACTGTAAAGACTAAGAAAGTGACGCAGACCGACCTGGACTTCACCGTGTTCAGTCGCGCGGTGGCCGCCCAGTTCCAGCGCATGAGCGCGCATCCGCTGTTCCGCGCATCAACCAGCAAGGACGATATGTGGGCCATATACCAGGCCGCTTGGCCGGAGGGCACCAACGAGATCTTCCGCGAGCGGCGGGAGCATGATTGCCAGAAGTGCAAGCACTTCATCCGAGCGGTCGGCGGCGTCGTGGCCGTGATCGACGGCGAGCTTGTCAGTATTTGGGACGCGGAGATGCCCGAGCCGTACGCCACGGTGGCTGCGGCCATGTCGCGCTACGTGGAATCTTGCGCCATCGACAACGTGTTCCTCACGTCGGAGCGCACGGCGGGGGTGGCGAAGAATTTTCAGCAGGTCATAACTGCCCTAGAGTTCCAAGACTCATTCGCGAAGGCTTCGGCTACACCGCTAAAGAGCGAACGCGTGATCGAGTGGAACCACTTCAGCGTCGCCATCCCGGACCGCTTCGTCGTCTCGAAGAAGGACATCGGGCCGAAACTGGCCGACGCCCGCGCCACGCACGACGTTCTGCTGCGCGGACTGCAGGAGCTCACGCTGGACTCGGTCGACACGGTGCTCGAGTTGATTGCGCAGAACTCGCTCTACCGTGGGGAGGAGTATAAGCATTCGTTGCAGACGTTCCGGGCGTTGAAGGTGAAGTTCGACGCCGTGAGTCCTGCCATGCAGCTTTCTCTGAATAACCGAGCGGCAGCGGATGAAGTGCTGAACGAACGACGCGACCAGTTCGCGTGGCTCCACGCCCAGGCCGCGCACCCGACAGCGAGTCGGATTCGCAACACGGCCATTGGCACGCTGCTGATCGACCTGTCGGCCGGGATCGAGCTCGAGGACGCCGTCAAGAAGTTCGAGACGTCCGTCATGGCCCCATCCAATTACAAGCGGCCCACGGCGCTGGTTTCCAAGGCCATGATCGAGAAGGCGCGCGTGAAAATCGACGAGCTGGGGCTGGCGTCGGCTTTGGAGCGTCGCTACGCCGTCATAGACGACATCACGGTGAACAATATCCTGTTCGCCGACCGATCGGCCAAGGTGCTGAGGGGCCAGCGCGGCGGTGGTAAGACGGCCGAGAGCGCGTTCGCGGAACTGGCGGAGAAGATCCCCGAGGACGTCAAGAAGCTGGACCGCGTGGAGGAGATCGGCATCGAGAAGTTCCTCAAGGACGTGCTTCCGAAGGCGACCTCGCTGGAGGTTCTGTTTGAGAACAAGCACGCCGGGAACCTCGTCAGCCTTATCGCGCCAGTCGACCCCACGGCTAAGAACCTGTTCAAGTGGCCCAACAAGTTCTCCTGGTCGTACGCGGGGGACGTGGCGGACTCCATCAAGGAGCGCGTCAAGCGCGCCGGAGGAAGCGTAGTCGGCGACCTTTGCTGCCGGCTGGCCTGGGACTACACGGACGACCTGGATTTCCACATGATTGAGCCAGCTGGCGCGGGGCGTGGAAGAGGCGGTTTCGGCACCGGTAGCACGCATATCTTCTACGGCAACGTACGCAGGCCGTCTGCCAGCGGAGGCATTCTGGACCTGGACGCCAACGGTTGCGACGGCCTGAAGGCTGAACCAGCGGAGAACATCTTCTACGCCGACAAGGCCAACATGGCGGAGGGCGTGTACGAGCTGACGGTAAACAACTACTCGCGACGCTCGACCGGAAGTGGATTCGAGGCGCAGGTGGAGTTTGGCGGCGTCACGCACAACTTCGTCTACGAGAAGGCGCTGCGCACCGGAGAGACGGTAAGCGTAGCCAAGGTGAAGTACAGCCATGCGGCTGGGTTCGAGATTATCGAGTCGTTGCCGTCGACGCAAACCTCCAAGGAGGTTTGGGGTATGCAGACGCAGACCTTTCGCAAGGCGAACGTGGTCATGCTGTCGCCGAATTGGTGGGATGGCTACGCGCCTGGCACCGCGACGTTCGAATCACTCGGAGACGTGGAAGCTGACGAGCGGGTGGCGAAGGCGTTCGGTATCGGCAACAAGCACTACTTCTTCATGCTGGAGGGCTGCGCCAACGAGGGCAAGGCTCGCGGCTACTACAATGAATTCTTGCGCGCGGACCTGGAACCGCACCGCAAGGTCATGGAGATGGTGGGGGCCAAGATGCGCACGGACGAGGCCGCGCACCAGTTGTCTGGCTTAGGCTTCTCGTCTACACAGAGGGCTGAGCTAACCGTGCGGGTCGGCGGAACGTTCAGCCGTGTCGTAAAGGTGGTGTTCTAGTGGGCGATTGCACCGTATGTGGCGAAAACTGCATGGCCGATGTGCGCGAAGCATTTCCAGGCTGTCGTTACCAAGACTATAACAACAGCATTTGGAAAGTAGCTAGCGGCGACATGCGCGATGATGACCCACCACTCGGCAGTGGACCGACAGAGGCATTTGCATACCATGACGCCGCCGGTCGGCTGTTCAAGGTGCAAGAACTCCGAAGACGTCGTGAGCTGGTAAAAGAAGAGAAGACGGCCGAAGATGAGAACTGAGTTCCATGGACTGTTGGTGCTGAAGACGGGAGAGTTGGTAGTTGTGGACGCTGAAGTAAAGCTGTTCACAACTAGCAGCGCTGCTAAAGACTTCTACTTTGCAGAGTTTACACTAGAGCAATGTATTCCCGTCGTAGTGACGATTGAGAGCGTGGTGTCGCAAGTTGTGTTAACGGAAAGGAAGCAATGATGTTCACATTAGATGCAGCACAGAAGAGTAAGCTACGCACTTGGCAGCAGGAACAGGAAGAACTGGTTAAAAGCGAAGGCAAGAATGTCGATCTAAATGGCGAGCCTTACTACGGCGCTATAGGCGGCGAACTTACATATTCATTCACGCCAACTTCACTGGCGATAATTGTGAAAGTAAAGCACGCTGTAACAGAGAACGAGATTGATCTCAGCGACTACGACAGCTTCTAGGCTATAATCAAACCAATGGCACCATACTCGCACCACAGAAAAGGAGAACCACAATGTCAGAAGCAAACTTCGAACGTGCGTCACGGCTGAAGATCCGTTTCGCGACCACCCTCGGCACCATCTCACCCGAAGATCTCTGGGACCTTCCGCTCACTTCCGGCCGCTCGGTAAGCCTGGACGACATCGCCCGGTCGCTGAATAGCGAACTCAAGAGTGCCATGAACGAGAGCTTCGTGCTGAAGGCCACGGAGGCCGACGAGAAACTCCAGTTGGGCTTCGACATCGTGAAGCATATCATCGATATCAAACTGGCGGAGCGCGAAGTGGCGGCGACCGCAGCGGCGAAGAAGGCCGAGAAGCAGAAACTGCTCGGTCTCATCGCGGAGAAGCAGGAAGGAGCCTTGAAGGAGAAGTCCGTCGAGGAGCTCCAGGCTATGGTCGAGGCGCTGTAATTGATTCCTGCCACAGGAAACCGCCCACGTGCCGCTTGACGTCGAAGTGGAAGATCGGGCTTGTGGCTGGAAAGATGCGGAAAGCATTGAGCGGCTTCCGTATACCAACAGAGCAAAGGAGCGCCTATGTTAGACATGATTGCAATAGAGATGGCGCTGGAGAAGTTCAGAGCGAAGTGTCCTGATTCATACAAGGGCGTCGACGACTCTGAAACTATCTGCGCCATCTTGGGCTCTGCCGGCATGTTTGGAAGCATGGCGGCGCGTGCTACTAGCGAGCTGTGCCGTCTGCAAGCGAACATCGATGCGACGTTGTCGCCGGAATTTTGGAAAGAGGTAGACAAATGAGAACCATGTCGGTAGGGAAGTGGAGTAAGCTGCCAAGCGTGTACAAGGAAGTCCGCAACGGACGATACTGTGTCATGCTGGCTGGCAAGATGAGGCCGGTGATGCTGATCGGAGCCGCTACCAGGGAAGCGGAGACGGATATGAAGACTGAGTCGTGGACGCCGGCGCATTCGTTGGCGGCGTTCGCAAGGGAGGCGGGATGAGCTTGAAAAGCGTGCGGTACTGCGACGAATGCGGAGCGGCCAAGACCATCGCCAACCATTGGTGGGCCGTCTCCAACACGGCGGAAGCGCCTCTGTTCATGACCTCCAAGAGCGCCGACAAGCTGCTGCACAAGGACGCGTTCCGGCTGGATTACTGCAGCTACACCTGCGTCGGCACGGTGTTCAACCGCTGGCTGGACACTGGCTCCGTCGTCAAGAAGAAGCCGCGCCCGATCAAGGCGGTGGCCGTTGCCAAGGCGATAGAACCCGAACTCGACGAGACAGAGGAAGAGTACGCTCGGTTGCTTACACCGTCAGAGGTAGAAAAGGAAGCGTATGCAGCTGTTTATTGATTGTGACGGTGTGTTAGCGGACTTCGATCAATACTTCATCGACCACTACGGACGACATCCGACACTGGTGGAGGAAGAGCACGGCAGTAAACGACTGTGGCAAGATCTGCAGGACCATGAAGATTACTACTTCAAGCTGCCGCTCATGCCGGACGCCATGGAGCTGTACGATAGCGTCAAGCATCTGAATCCGATCATTCTGACTGGAAGACCAGCAAGCGGACTATGGGCCGTGGATCAAAAGATTCGTTGGACGGCCAAGCATTTTCCAGGCGTACCGACCATCGTCTGTCTATCGCGTGACAAGTGCCATCACATGACCGCGCCTGGAGACATACTCGTGGATGATCGGGTGAAGTACGCACCATTTTGGACTGACGCTGGCGGAGTGTTCGTTCATCACAAGTCGGCGGAAGCGACGATTGTTACACTAGAGAGGCTGGGTTTGCTGTGAAACATTTATGGCACGAGTTCATCGGCGTGCTTGGTATGATCTGGAGCGCTATTTTATTTCTATTCACAGGACTTGGTGATCAATGAAGATATGGATTCTGAACGTACTGGTTAGTGACCAATACGGCACCATTGAGGACGTTGGTTACTTCTCTTCAAAGGAACTAACCGAAGCGGCGCAGGCTTCCATTCCAACGCAACTTAGTTTGGTGCGAGAGAAAGAGCTGGACAGACCGCTGGAACCGAGGTGGTTGTGACGCCCTACTGCATACTGTTGGCGAAGCCAAACGACTCTGACGAGATCATTCGTAAATTATACCATGGGCTGGCGCGGTACTGCCATCCGGATGCGCGGCGTGGAATGCCAGAGGCGTCGCAGGAGAAGTTGAACTTCCAGTGGCACCGCATCACCGAAGCGTACTCAGCCATCAAGACTGACGCGCTGCGTGCACAGTGGGCGGCGTCGCAGTTTCTGCTGTCAGGGCAGTGTGGCAAGTGCGCAGGCTCGGGCGTGGTCGGTACACGTATGTTCAAGGGCAAGATAACGGAGTGCAAGGATTGCAAGGGAGAGGGACGCACGCGTGATGGCTGAAAACCGGTCACGCTATAATTGAAGCAAGGAGGTCGTTATGGCCAAGAGAAAACAGAAACAGCAAGAAACAGTAGTTCAGCCAACCAACCACGACCGTGCCCCTTACTGGGAAGTATTCTTCAAGTGTCAGCGTAGTCCTGTTCTACGGAGCCAGCTGATTACTGCACTCATGGCAGGTAAACCGTTGGAAGTTGAACGGCTTCCACCAGCCGCGCTGCTGGACGTCGTAATGCTGTCCATGGTTACGCGTGAGTATTATCAAGCTGAGATAATTGACGATTACGTGGCTCTTCTTCGCAAGACTGACACTATTTGGCGCGAGCCGATGTGGACGTGCAAAATTTTCGACCAATACCACTTGCACACGGCGGACTACGTGGTACGCGGTTCTACTGAGCTCGTCAGCTACGAGGACAGATATTTGCCAGGGTTAGTGCAGTGGTATTTGAACGCCGAAGCACCATCGTACTTCAAGGAGGAAATCACTAAGTGATGAAGACGCTGCGTAAGGAATGGCGGATAGCGCGCTACTACGGGGCCAGCAGGAAACTTGCTTTAAAGATAGTGTTTAGAAATTGGCGCTACAAGCGCCTGGGCCTCTAACGCAGCAACAACAATTCGTTTGGTTGAAAGAAGGAGCTTTACGAATGTACGCATCGATCGATTTCGCCAATAAGACAGAACTCCGCGCAGCAATCAAGCAAGGTCAGACCGTAGTGGCATACTCACCCACGCTCGGTATGGCGGCTGTAACTGGTCGAACTAAGATTGAAGGGCCGTGGCCGATTGGCGCGGTCGCAGCAGACGCCACCACGCAACAACCGGTGGTACGCTATCGCGGTCTGAACAGGTGGAGCGCGTGGGTCGACGTACGCGATATGCGCGTGGTGGCGGTGCACTAAGTTCGCAATGCGTGACCTCAGCTCGCTGGCAGACCGGGTGCGAAGTGTCTGCCGACTAAGGAGCTACGGACCAGGAAACTGGACGTACGCTTCTCTGGACCTACCGCAACAACCTACCGAGTGTCCGGAGGGTTCTCTCGGACAGAGCAGCGCGGGACGCGGGTGCCCTTTCCATCCGGGTGCGCTGCGAGTGGTGAGTGGTAGGTCCAGAGAAGCGTAAGATCAAGGAGAAAGAGATGAGCACAACAACGAATGGAGAAGTTTGCTTTGGAGTACTGCTAAATGACGAGGCGGAGGAATTTGAGCTGCCTTGGATGGCGGCAGACGTTGACTGTGACGAAGAGGAGTGGTGGCTGAAGGTGAACGGCTACAAGCCGCCGTTTGAGCTCTTCACAGAAGATGGCGACTACATCGGCGGTGTAGAGCCGCCGCGTGCGAAGGTGCGTGAGTACTACGCGCACAAAACCGCGTGGATGAAGCTGAACCCATTGCCGTTCGAATTGGTTAATTACCGCAGCGGTGATTGCCCCATGTACATACTGGCCGTGCCTGGAACGGTGCAGACGGCCAATCGTGGATATCCGAAGGAGTTGACGCTGGACACGCGCATCCGCCCACTGAGGCAGATAGTGCTGCGTGAATTTTGCAAGAAGTACAACCTACCCACTGAATTCAAGTGGTGGCTTACAAGCTACTGGGGCTGACATGCAGACCTTCCTTCCCTACAAGTCGTTCGTCAAATCGGCCGCGTGCCTGGATAATAAGCGGTTGGGCAAGCAGCGCGTGGAAGCCTACCAGCTGCTGAACGCGCTGCTAGGCTTGACGCACAAGCCAGGATCCGCCGTGCGCAAAGGATGGACCAACCATCCGGCAGCGTTGATGTGGAAAGGCCATGAAGGCGTTTTGTACCAATACGCTTGCATTGTATGCGACGAGTGGAAGCGACGCGGATTCAAGAACGAGGCCATGGAGGCTAATCTTCTGCGGCTGTTCAACGTAGTCGCTGTGCGCTTGATAAAGACATCGACGAGTCCAACGTGGCTAGGTAGTAGGAAGTTCCATGCGTCGCATCGCAGCAATCTACTGCGGAAGGATGCAGCGTGGTATGGGAAGTTCAACTGGAAGGAGCCGGCAGACCTGGAGTACGTCTGACCGGTGCAGAAGGAGAAGTAGCATGCCATTTGACGCAATGTACGACCAAGGAGTAGGTTTGAACCTGACGTCTAAGCCGCCTCTAGTAATACACCACAGTCCATGTCTTGACGGCTTCACCGCTGCGTGGGCCATGTGGCTGCAGTACCCTGACGCCGAGTTCGTGCCGGGCGTGTACGGACAGGCTCCTCCGGATTGCACCGATCGTGACGTGTACCTGTTGGACTTCAGCTACAAGCTGGAAGTCATCGACGCCATGCAGCGTGTCGCCAAGAGCATCACCATCTTGGACCACCACAAGACGGCCGAGAAGGACCTGTCCAATCTCTGGTCGCTGAACGACTGCAAAGGGGGTCACGAACGTGACGTGCATCTTCGACATGACCAAGTCCGGCGCGCGGTTGGCATGGGAGTGGTTCCATCCGCACACCGAGGTTCCCATGCTGGTCAGGGCAGTGGAGGACCGCGACCTGTGGCGCTTTTCTCTCGCGTACACCAAAGAACTAAACGCCGTATTGTTCAGCTACGACTACGACTTCAAAATATGGGGTTCCTTATCGCGACAAATGGAGTCTATTCCTGGTCTTGCCAGCATGCTGGAGGCCGGTCGAGCCATCCTTCGCAAGCAGGACAAGGACGTTCGCGAGCTTATCGGCATGACGAAGATGCGTCGTAGCATCGGCGGAATCATGGTGCCGTGTGCCAACATGCCGTATACGCTGGCCTCGGATGCAGCGAACTTGATGGCGGAGGGTAAGCCATTCGCCGCCACGTACTACAGCGACAAGGACGGCTTTGCGGTGTTCAGCCTGCGCTCCAGGGAGGATGGCGCTGACGTCAGCGAGATAGCCAAGAAGTACGGCGGAGGAGGCCACAAGCATGCCGCTGGGTTCCGCATCGAGTTGGTGAATCACATGCTCGGGTTGTACGACTATGAGAGGACAAAATGACGGAGATCAAGATTCTAAGCGCGCTGTTCGTATTGTTGTTCGGCCTGAACGTGTGGTTGCGCAGCCATCCAGTCAAGAAGCGGAATACAAGCATGAAGCTGATACCACTTCTGTTAGTAGTAGTTGGCTTGACCGGTTGCTCTTTGCGTCCAAGTCTGGACGTTCACCTTTATTGCGGAAAACACGATACATGGCAGGTCTGTGTGCGGTGCCCGGCAGGATTCAAGCCAAAGGTGCAATGGAGACCGCTTAACGGCGAAGTTGGCGACAACGTAGTTACGGCATTCACCGATGCGCAGGCCGCGCGGTGTGTCGTCGACTGGAAAAGCTTGGTGAAACGCTGATGGCGCACTTGTGGAGATGGTCGGTGCCGAAGGACGAATGGGAGCTGATCACGCAGGCTACGGACGAGAACAGGCAGACCGTGCTGCGCGGCTACAAGCGACGCGACCGCAAGGGCGTGCGGTTCAAGTGGACTGCCACGCAGGAAAAGCCGAAGAAGTTCAGGACGAGGGTGAAGAAGGAGGTTTGAGATGACAAGGGAGCATGGCACGGACTACGGTGCGCCGTTAACTGACTATGAGATAGAGGCATTGCGCTGTCTTATCGGCAGTCATAAGTACAAGGATGTCGGCAATGAGGATGGCAAGGGCCGGTGTGTAACCTGTGGGGAGGAAGAATCCGATGAGTAAACTCTGGAGGCTGTGGTGAAGATTTTCAAGTATGCACTACAGATAGAGGATGAGCAAACGGTGGAGCTGCCATTATGCTCTACCATACTATTCACTGGCGCGAATAATGGCGAGCTTTGTATCTGGGTACAGGTCCTGAACCCAAACGCGGCTAAGAAGCCGCACAAGCTGTTTATTCATGGTACTGGGCGTGAAATTAACGGCATGCTACAAAAGAAGTATCTAGGTTCAGTCGTGATGGAACCCTTCGTTTGGCACGTATTTCTCGAGGTGCCGCGTGGCTAACCTCTGGAAACCTATGCTCGCCGCCAAACCCGATCCCAAGGAACTAGACGCCACCCTGGAGAAGCTCTTCACGCTCGGTCGCACGTGGCTGGCGTCGCCGAAGCTGGACGGCATACGCGTAACGGTGCAGAACGGCAGGCTGTACAGCCGATCGTTGAAGCTCATCCCCAATAAGGCCATGCAGCAGCTATGGGGGCGTGAGGAGCTCGACGGTCTTGATGGAGAAGTTATCGTTGGATCGCCCACGGCTGAGGACTGCTTCAATCGCTCCACCAGCGTGGTCATGAGCCGGGATAAACCAGCCGACGATGCTACGTTCAACATATTTGATTGCTACGACGAGATGGAGCCCTTCGAGATTCGACTGAGTAATGCGACATCGACGGCCGATCAACGACCATTCATGAATCTTGCTGGTAACCACTCTACTACTGAGCGCTTCATACGTCGCGTGCCGCACACGGTTATCAAGACTCTGGAGCAGCTGGCCTCTTACGAAGGAAAGCAGACAGGCTTAGGCCACGAAGGAATCATGTTGCGCGACCCAATCGGCGCGTACAAGCACGGCCGCTCCACGGTCAAGGAGGGCGGGCTGATCGCCGTCAAGCGGTTCGTGGACGCCGAGGCCGTGGTGATCGGCACGTACGAGCAAATGGAGAACACGAATCAGCGGGTGGTTAACGAACTCGGCAAGATGAAGCGCTCCAGCCACAAGGCCGGTAAGGTCGGGAAGGGGACACTGGGAGGGTTCACGGTAAGACCGTTGGCGTGTGCTTGTGAAGCATGTCTTCGTGACAGGTCCGAGGCGTGTCTGCGACAGTTCAGCATCGGCACCGGTCAGGGTCTTACGGACGCGGTGCGCCTGGAGCTCTGGAAGAAGCGTAATACGCTACCGGGTAAGATCATCAAGTTCCGCTACCAGCTTATAGGCACCAAGGACGCACCTAGACAGCCGATATTTCTGGGCTGGCGGGACCCGCGCGACCTGTAGCCCATCCGGGTTATAATTAAGCCAGCAACCAAACTTTACAGTAACTAGATACCAAGACGTACGTGACCAAACTACACCGTAACTCAGAAGCCGAGGACTACAGAATGATCATGCAGTGGAAACAGCAAGGCAATGATTACACAGCAAGCTGGCAGGGGATTCATTTCGTGCTATTTGAGCATCCTACAACGAAGCGTTGGAACTTGTTCGCCGACGGAAAGCAAGTTCGGCAGACTTGGTCCAAGGCTCGTTTGGCGATGGAGCAGATTGACGGCAAGCAGCAAGCGTTGGTGCTGAAGGCGTCGAGGGCGCAGGCACCTCGTCTGAGTCTGGAACTGCACACTACGTCGGCTCGTACGAGCGAGGTTGGTGAAGCGCGTGGCCACTAAGACCGCACTCAAGCTGGACATCACTCCGGAGGTTACAGCGGCCAGCAAGGCACTGTCTCCGGCTGTGAAGCGACTGACGAAGATACTGGCTGGATTCGACGCCGACAGCATTCCGTACGGCGCACTTGCCGATTCGCTCTATGATCTGAAACAACTCAGCAAGATTCTCAACAGTATTACAGTACCATTCGACGACCTACTACTTCCGTCGGTGAAAGCTACGGAAGAGCATTTTGTGCAGAAGCTGGCCGTGGGCGAGTCCAGCGGCGTGCAAGGGCTGAAGAGCCGCGTGCAGGTGACGGAGTCCATTATTCCGGTTGTGAAGGATTGGGAGAAGTTCTACGCCCACATCAAGAAGAAGGGGGAATTCGAATTACTCAATCGAGCAGTGAACCGAGCGGCGGTACAGGAGCGCTGGGACGCGAAGAAGCAAGTTCCGGGCGTAGACAAGTTCCATGCAAAGAAAGTGAGTGTGACGAAGTTGAGCGGGAAGTAACTCCGGTCGATCCAGAAGATATTCTTCCCTCCATCTACTAAGGAATTGCTAATGAGAGAACATTTCTGCGAAGACTGTCGAGACGAACGAATTCAGTTGAATCATCTGGTCGGTCAGCGAATCACAAAGGCGCAGGTCAACTGCGATGGACCCGGTACCTACACGTTTGAATTTGAAGATGGTACCGTACTTAGCATTACGTCGTCAGGTAGCGATCTTACTACTACCGATGCAACGTTCACGATACCAAAACACACCAAGAAAATGTAGTGCAAGGAGCATTATGGATTTCGCAACAATCGCAATGTACGTGGGACTGGGCGTTCTAGCCATCATAGTCCTGAGCATATTCTTCGGGTCGTTCTACACGGTGCCTACGCAGGAAGCGGCTGTAGTAGCGCGCTTCGGCAAGTTCAGTCACATCGCACGGCCAGGGCTCAACTTCAAGCGGCCATTCGTGGACTCTGTCGAGTTAGTTAGGCTGGCCACGTACCAGCTAGACGACACCATTGAGACGAAGACCAAGGACAACGTGTTCGTCACGCTGCCGGTGTCCTGCCAGTGGCAGGTGGGTAGTTCGGATCAAGCCATCCAGGACTATCATTACAAGCTAACCAACAACGAGCAGATCAGCTCCTACCTGTCCAACATCCTGTTGGGACACATTCCGGACATGGACCTGGACACACTCTTCACGTCGCAGCAGCAGGTATCGGACAAGGCGTCGGCAGAACTTGAACTACAGATGTCCAAGTTCGGTGTCGAAATCACCAAAGTAATGATCACTGACATCCAACCGGACGCCGGAGTGGTCAAGGCCATGAACAGTATCAACGAGCAGACCCGGCTGGCCGTGGCTAATAAGGCACAAGGTGACGCGGAGTATATACTCAAGGTGCGGCAGGCTGAGGCTGATGCCGAGGTCAAGCGCCAAGAAGGTTTGGGCGTGGCTAACGAGCGTAAGGCCATCGCTGACGGGTGGGCTGACTCGATCGACAAGATAAAGGGCAGTACCGACCTGTCGGATAACGACGCTACGTTCCTGCTGCTGTTCACCAACTGGACCGACATGATGCAGAAGGTCGGCGGCTCTGACAACACCACCATGGTCTTTATGCCCTCTGGACCGGAGGGCTTGCAGAACTTCCAGGCGACGATGGCCAACGCGCAGTTGCATATGCTGGCGGCGAAGTGATAAGGAGAAAGTATGAACAACGAAGCAAGCGATGAAGTGGAATTGTACCAAAAGAAAATGTTGATCACGTTCGGCCGTCCGGTTGCCGTCATGATTGCTGGTAGTCCGGTGTTTACGGAAGTGGTGATTGCCGAAGTGAAAGACAAGAATCGAGACTTTATATACGGCGGCTCGATACGTGTCGTCGGTATGCCCAATCGTCCTGACTTTGAGAAGGCGCAGATTATGCACATTCACAGTATCAGCATTGCTGCTATGATCGAGCTCGATTAGGTCGGGTTGCTCAGCGTCGCAGAAACCAAGCACCAATACGAACGCAGCACAAGGAGAACTGAATGCCAGTAGTAAAGAAGACAGCAGCCAAAGGTAAGAAGACAACGTCCACGGCGATAATTCCTTGGACGGAAAAATTTGCGAAGTACGCCAAAGAAACAAAGGAACAGACCAAGAACATCGGAGTCGGCGGCGTCAGTATTAAGTTCGGCCGTGGACGCATCTCTATCGGCGACGTCGAAGTCAAGGGCGGCAAGCTGGAGTGCGTCATTGTCGGCAGCTGCGCGCTCAATCGCTGGAACGAGCAGCCGTTTGATGCGTCCAATCCGCTGCCGCCGGATTGCTACGCGTTCTCTGTCATCTCGGACGACCCAGAGATGGCTCCTCACCCGTCGGCACCTGACAAGCAAGCTGTGAAGTGCGCCGATTGTGAAAAGAACCAGTTCGGTACGGCGCGCGTTGGCAAGGGCAAGGCATGCGGCAATACTATTCGTCTCGGCCTGCTGACCGGCAATGACGCCACCGAGGACGCTGACAGCGTCGCCGCTGCGGAGATGGCCAATGCCGGTGTCAGCCCTACCAACCTGAACCATTACAAGAAGTACACCGACCTGTTGGAAGAGGAGTATGGTCGTCCGCCGTGGGCCGTGGTGACGGAGATTGCCAGTTACGATGATCCGAAGACACAGATTCGTCTGGAGTTCAAGATGGTGTCTCTGATTGACGACGACGACGTTCTCCAGGCTCTTGAGAAGCGTGTGCTCAAGGTGCAGGAGCAACTTCAGAAGCCGTTCTCCGTGGCCGATAAGACCGCGAAGAAGGCTCCGGCTGCGTCGAAGTCCAATTCCAAGTTCGCCGGCAAGAAGACTACACGGCGGTAGAATTCTAAGTCGTACTTGGTCGGTAGCCCTCACTGCTGGCCAAGTACGGCGAAGAAAGGAGTACTATGAAACTGATCTTACTGATCCCGCGCATCTTCCTCATCATTTGTTTGATTCCTTTTGCGTTGGTTTTTGGCCCTGCACTATTTACGAAGCGGAGATTGTTTTGATTCTATCGCGGCAAGATCTTATGAAGTACGTAGAGCGGGGTGCGCTACGGTTCGAGCCAGCATTGGCTGACGATCAGTTTCAGCAAAACGGCATTGACATGATTGTGAGTCAGGTGGAGAGCGACTTGTTGGCCGCAGGTGGATTCACGTTAGGTCGTACGCGCGAGATTATAACCATGCCTGACGACCTTATGGCGTTCGTGCAAATACGGTCCACTTGGGCGCGTATGGGCTTCATCATGCCACCGACTGTGATAGACGCTGGCTTCCAGGGCAGTATCACCCTGGAGATAGCCAAGTTCGGCGCGCCGGGTTACGTGCCTGTTGGACAGCGATTCGCCCACGTCATCTTCGCGAAGCTTACCAGCGCCACCGAGCCTTATCGCGGCAAGTACCAGGGCCAAGTGGCCATTACGGGGGCGCTGTAGATGCCACGTGCGCCGCAGGTGATTCTCGCAGATTTTGAAACGAAGGGTATTCAGTCGCGGCCAAAGTACCCACCGAAGCCGGGTTCGCTCGCTCTTAAGTGGCCCGATCAGTCAGATTACAAACTCATGGCATGGGGTCATGGGGATGGAACGCGTGCGTTCGACAACAATTGCACAGAGAAGGAAGCGCGCGGCGAGCTCAAGAAGGCACAGGAAAGCAAGTATCCAGTGCTTTGGCAGAACGAGAAATTCGATCTGGACGTCGCCGAAATACATTGGGAACTACCAATCCCGGATTGGCGGAAGCGTCACGATACTATGTATCTTCTCTTCCTCGAGAACCCTCATGCTCCGTCTCTAGCGTTGAAGGAATCGGCCCAGCGCATACTAGGGATTGCGCCTGAGGAGCAGGACAAGCTGAAGGAGTGGATCCTAGCCAACATCGAGGCGGCGCGTAAGAAGCCCAGCACATGGGGTGCGTATATCTGCGAAGCGCCTTATCGAATTGTCAAGCCCTACCACAAAGGCGATCTCACGCGCATGGGTCGGTTGTTCAATAAGATCTACCCGTATATCGTCGAGTCCGGAATGCTGGAAGCGTATCAACGTGAATTGAAGCTCATGCCAATACTGCTGGAGAACGAGCGGGTGGGGATGCGCGTGGACATGAATGGCCTAGAGCGTGACTTGCCGGCGATGATAGCTGGCGTAGAGAAGACCGATGTCTGGCTGCGCAAGAAGCTGGGTATTGAGAACATCGACAGTGATCGGCAGCTTGGCGAGGCGCTTTACAATAAAGGAATCGTAAGCGACTTTAAGAAGACAGCCAAGGGCCATCTGTCGGTGAGTAAGAAGACACTTACGTTGAATAAGTTCAAAGACCCGAAGGTGTATCAAGCCCTGCAGTATCGCGGTCAGATGAGTACGTCCATCTCGATGTTTATCAAGCCTTGGTTGGAACTTGGTACAGCCGGCAAGGGTACCATTCACCCTAACTGGTCGCAGGTGCGCAGTCCGAAGGGTAACAACGATACAGGAGGAGCGCGCAGCGGTCGCATCATTTGCTCAAAGCCTAACTTCTTAAATATTCCGAAGAAATGGAAGCGCGCAGCTTCTGCCGGTTACGTCCATCCAGCATTCTTGAAGGTTCCAGAATTGCCGTACGTACGTAGTTACTGCTTACCGGATAAGGGTCAGCGGTGGGGCAAAAGGGATTTCGATCAACAAGAATTGAGATTGTTCGGCCACTTTGAAGAAGGACCCGTTATGGCAGGTTTCTTATCTGCCCAAATAGATTTGCCATGCTCTAAGTGCGGCGCACCTGTAGGTAAACAATGCGTTGGTGGCAAATTTCACGCAGAACGCAAATACGACATCCATGAACTGGTGCGTGCAGAAGTAGAACGGCGTTTGATTGAAGCGTGTTTACGCGAAGGATTCGACCGTGACACTGCCAAGAGTTGCGTGTTCGGTCGTCTGTATGGCCAGGGTATAACCGGCCTGATGCAGCTTCTACAGCTACTAGATGAAGAGAAGCCTATTGCGCAGATCATCCAGGCTTCTATCAACGCGGCTGTGCCATCGATCAAGGAACTGGACAATCGTTTGAAGGCGCTCTCGGATGAAGGCTTGCCGATTCGCACGTTTGGGTCACGTCTGTACTATTGTGAAGAGCCGAAGTACAGTCCTCTGTATGGCAGAGACATGACATTTTCATATAAACTTCTCAACTACCTCATGCAAGGTAGCGGAGCTGATGTAACGAAAGAAACATTGATACGTTATAACGAAGCCAAGAAGAATAGCAGATTCGTCGTCACTGTGTATGACGAAGTTAATTTCAGTGCACCTGCTAAAGCAATGAAAGAAGAACAGAAAATAATGCAAGATTGTATGCGTAGTATCGCCACCGACGTTCCCATGTTGTCGGAAGGCGAATCTGGTGTTAATTGGGGGACTTTGACAAAATGGCAGGATTAAAACATTAGCAGTAGTAAAGAGGCAGCCTGGACCACTGTGCTGACCGGGTTACTGCATGAAGTAGATTCACTGCTTGATCCTGAGCATGTCTATCACTTGCCAAGTACGCAAGACGACGGCGAACCAACCACTGAGTAAGAAAGGCACAATGGCACCTAAGAAAGTACCCGCACCCGAGGTCAAGAAGACAACAACTACATTCACAGTGCCGCAGAAGTTAGCGACCCTTTCCTCGTGGTCATATTCGGTGTACACTTCGTGGCTGCGCTGCCCAGCAGCGGTGTGCTACGACAAGATTAAACGTATAAAGATATTCGAGCCGGAGAACCCAGCATTCGTCAAGGGCAACGCTGTCCACAAATTTGCCGAGGATTACATCGCCGGAAGACTTCCGGCCAAGGAGCCAATCCATCCAGGCTTAAAGCAAGTGCAAGATCGTGTGACTACGTATCGCAAGGTCAAAGCCATGGTGGAGCAAGACTGGGCGTTCACGAAAGAATGGGTTCCCACCAAGTGGAATGATTGGACTCATTGCTGGTTGCGTATCAAGGTTGACGTCTGCGCGGTTACGGAAGCCACCAAGAAGGCGCCACCGCTGGTACATATAACGGATTGGAAGAGCGGTAAGGTGTATGAGGAGCATAAGCAACAGCGTAGCCTGTACGCGCTGGGAGGACTGCAGCTAGTCGAGCTCGGCTTACTAGCCGGTGGAAACAAGGATACCAAGGTAGTAGCCGAGCATCTATACACCGACACCACCCAGTCGGCGACGGAGGAGTATTCACTCAAGGATCTGAAGCCGCTGAAGAGTGAGTGGTTGACGCGTACCAAGCAAATGATGGCCGATACAAAGTACGAGCCGAAGCCGGGTTACCATTGTCGGTGGTGCAGGTTTAGGGCTTCTAACGGTGGGCCTTGCGAGGCGGAGCAGAAGTCCTAGTGGGTAGAACTGCGAAGTATCGCTCGTCGGACGCACTCCTAGTTGATCTGTTCTTCTTGACCAAGGCTGTACCGCCGAAGGTAGAGCAACTAGGAGAATGGATAGCGGATCTACAGAGCATGTACGCGCAGTATCAGAAGGCGCTACGAAGGGAGAAGCGGCGTGCTAAAAGTTAGTGCTGGGTACGAAACGATAGAAGAAGAGTTCGAAGCGAGTTTGCGCCGAGTATTCGTTGACGGCAAAGCTGATTTTATACGTCTGGACGATCGTAGACGTGAATTTCTAGTGCGAAGTGCAGGCTATGGAGAAGAGCAAGGTTGGTTGCGCTTAGAGTTAATTGAAGTAGACGAACAATCTAGTTACCTTGAGGGACGTCTAACATCTGCTGGGAAGGTTCACTTTGGCCTCGCGGTATAGGCGTGAATCCCCCACGGAGGCGTGGTGCGTGGCATGGGCACGATTCCGTGGTGTCGTAGTGGCCAAGATGACCGGCTGTAATGGCATTCCGGATCGTATCTTCTTCTTACCCAGTGGAGCGCCAATCATCGGCGAGTTCAAAGCCAAAGGTAAGAAGGGTAAGGGGCTCCAGGCTGAGACTCAACCGTACTACCTGACTAAGCTGATTGAATACGGCTACGAGGCGTACTGCTGGGACACCAAGGAAGCGTTTCTAGAGGTCATGAAAGGTAGGCTGGAATGTCCGCAAACCGCACCATCCAGGACGAAGAAGTCGAAGAAATCATCGATCGCGTCGAGCAAACGCAAGACGGCTTTATCATCGTAGAACTGTTGCATGAACTTTTGAAACTGAGACGGAAGGTTAGAAATGACTCCAGTAATTGAAGGCGTAAAGATTGGCGACGAGGTGAAGGCGCACGGTATCAAGTGGCGTGTGGCAGCGTTGAACGAGAAGAATGGTCACGTGTACCTGGAGCGAGGCGCTGTGGGTTATGAGAAGGGCGCGCAGTGGGTGCAGACGGTAACGGCTGAGACGGCGAAGGATTACGCAATTGTTAAAGAAAACAGCGTAAGCATAACCAGTAGGAAGGGACTTGACCTTGCCGACTGACCTCGTACCAAAATCACTGGCTCTGAAGATGGAGCAGTGGCGGAAAGCGGCTAAACCGTGGACGCCATGGCCGTATCAGGAACGCACACTGAAGTTCATGCTAGAGAATCCTCGGTCTGGCTTGCTGCTCGATCCTGGAATGGGCAAGACAAGCGTTTCATTGGCTATGTTCAAGATATTACTGAAGAAGAAGTTAGCCAAGCGCATGTTGGTCATCGCACCGTTACGGGCGTGCTACTATACTTGGCCAGCGGAGGTGTGTGATTGGACAGACTTCAAAGACATGCGTATCGCTCTGTTGCATGGTGCCGACAAGGAGAAGAATCTACGCAATTTGCAACCAGAGCATCAGATCTGCATTATTAATCCTGAGGGCATTCCATGGTTATTCGAGACCATGAAGCGCGCTAAATTGCTGGAAGCTGATGTGCTGGATATTGATGAATCGTCTCTATGGAAGAGTAGTGCAACGGTGCGTTTCCGCGCTTTGCGGAAGCACCTGCGTACGTTTAAGCGGCGACATATACTCACAGGTAGCCCTCGTCCTCGTAACTATCTGGACTTGCATGGGCAGGTGTATCTACTGGATCAGGGTGCAGCGCTGGGAGAGTACATATCCAGCTATCGCAATACGTACTTCTTCCCTACCGGCTACCAGATGCGCGAGTGGCAGATACTGCCAGGTGCTGAGAAGAAGATCGACGCGCTGGTAGCGCCCATGATGATGCGTCTGGACGCCAAGGACTATCTGAAGCTGCCTAAGGAGATGGAGCGCACCCACCGGGTTGATCTACCCACGGCGGCGCGCGTTGAATATGACAAGATTGAGAACTCGCTACTCAGTACACTCTTCACGCAGCCGTTGGTGAATTCAGCCAGCGCGCGGTCGAAGTGCTGCCAGATTGCCAACGGATCGGTATACCTGGACTACGACCCGGAAGAGAATTGGGGTAACAAGCAACGACCAGTTAAGGTAGTGCACACGGCCAAGGTGGAAGCGGTAGTGGACCTTGTACGTGAGCTACAGGGTGAGCCGTTACTACTTGGTATCGGTTTCCAGCATGACGTAACGGCGCTGCGGTTGGCGCTGGGTAAGGACGTTCCATGCATCAACGGGCAAACCACACGGTCGCAAGCGGCGGACTACATCGAGCGGTGGAATAAGGGCCAATTGCCGTTGCTGCTAGGTCACCCGGCCAGCATGGCGCATAGTTTGAATATGCAGAAGTTCAGCTCTAGACACGTCGGTTACTTCGACATACCAGACAACTACGATCTTTATCACCAATTCTTCCTGCGTGTATTGCGCCAAGGCAACAAATCGGCGTGGGTCATGAAGCACCACTTCGTCGTCAACAATACGGTGGACATACCAAAGATTCGAAATTTAAGGTCTAAGGAAACTGGGCAGAAGGCGTTTCTAGCGTCCATGAAGGAGTACTCGGAAGAAAGAGCTGGTGGTAAGAAAGGGAAGAAGTGAGCAGTAAAACTGAAGCACAATACTTACGCGAAGCTACGAAAGTAGGCAAGTGTCGTCTTCATCCTTCGCGAAATGTAGCCAGACGCGTTTACATTCTACGTCATGGCTACGTACCCAGTCACATATACGTTTGCCATAAATGTGATCAACCGCAATGTATCGTGGATACGCATCATTTTCTTGGTACGCAGCTTGACAATGTTCGTGACATGATTCGCAAGGGTAGAAAACGACAGGTAGAGTGGACGTCTGAAATGCGTGCTAAGAAAGCTGAATCATCTAGAAGTATGTGGGCCGATCCGAAGTTTCACAAAGCACAGAAGAAGCGTATAAAGGATGCTTACGCGAAGAAAGTGTGGACTAAAGAAGAGCTCGCAGCGAAGTCTGCCGCTGTGAAGCTTGGCCACATCACCAGAGCGATAAATAAAGCAGCAAGAGCGAAGGCGCTATAATTCAAAGAGCGTCAGAAGGAGGCGCTCTGAAAATGAACTGCATCGCGAGAGTTCCCATGGGTGGGCGCAGCGTTAGTATGCGCTCGTGCTTACGCGCCGCATGCGTGGGCGGTTACTGTACGCAGCACAATCCAGAAAATGTGGCTAGGAAAGCTGAAGAGCGAAGCGCCAAGTGGGATGCCGCGCAGAAGGAGCGCGTAAAGAAGTTTAGCTGTCTACCGTGCGCTATTGCGCTACTGAAACGTGCGCAAGCCCAGCTTCGCGTTGACAGCAAGTTGAACAAGGACGTTGAGAAGTTCCTGCGGGAGGTCTCCAATGGTTGAGCAGCTGGAACTCCCCGTAAACGCGGTAGAAGTAGTGCCGCAGCCTGGACTCTTGGCTACGTGGGCCGAGGTCCAGGCATTCATCTTTGCCGGCAAGGCGACGTTCACCCTGGTGTCGCTGAAGACGGGCGTACGCTTCACGTACAAGGTCACCAAGCGCAAAGAGAATCCGGCCGACGACACTGTGTACTTCGCAAACCTACTGCGTGGCCCCGACAACACGTCGGACTTTGCGTACATGGGTGTTCTTCGTAAAGACCCGGCGCGCTTCTTCTGGACGGCTACCAGCGGCAAGGTCGGCCGGCAAGCGGCGGCGTACAAGGCGCTGGTCTGGTTCGTGGACGCCATGAAGTGTGGGCGCGAGGTGCTTGGCGATACGCTGGCGGTCTGGCATGAGGGAGCGTGCGGTCGGTGCGGTCGGAAGCTTACGGTTCCAGGCTCCATCGCGGCGGGTCTTGGCCCCGAGTGTGCAGGGAGGATGGTATGACCTTTGAGCAAGAGTACACCGAAGAAGAGGTCACGATGTTACTGCGCGGATTAGACCTGTTGGCAACTGAGATGCGTCAAGCGCAGTACGTTGCCGTGCGTGACGGCAACAAGCCGTTCGTCAAGCACAATGCGTATTTTCTTGGAGTTTTACGTAAACTCCGCGAGAAGCTGCGTTCAGAGGTATAATGTTTTCAGCGGACTGAAGGGGCCGCCAAGACATGACAAAGATAATGGCACGGCATCACAAGACACGCGTTGCGAACTGTAAAGGGCGCATGCGTGGTGAACGTTCTGAATACGGTGTGTGGGCTTATTGGTGTCCAGAAGCTCAGAAGTCGACGAAGACTAGTGGCTGGACCGCGCAGCCTTGCACGTGCGCAAAGAAGGCGGCCAGCGATGCCTAAGCTCACCGTCCTTTGCCTGAACGACTATCCGATAGGCGTCTACTCATCCGAGCAGTTCGCCGAGTTCGCCGCCGTCGTGGACTGGAAGGGCCGCGAGCCGCGCTGGCGGGAACAGGGCTTGAAGTTCAAGGAGTCGTTCGACGGTACCATCGGCTCCTACGTCAAATGGCACTACCACCAGCACGAGTTTGAAGTGGATGCGGAGGCGCGGCTATGAGTGAACAATCTAGACGCATAGCTGCAGAGCAAAGACGCTCCACTATTCTCTCTAAGCGTTTCAAGACAATGGCCGATCACATTAACTCGCTTCGTGACAGTCAGTTTGAAACTCTAGACATCAGCGAAGAAAAGTTGCTTATCAACATGGAACAATGCTTACTGGCGCTGGCAAAAGCGCGGATTGGAGCGAGATGAGTAAGCCATTCTCCGTCATGGTTCCTTGCCCCGGCGTTACCAACGACGGTCTTGCCGGCCACTCTATGCGCGACTTCTGTTCGTCGTGCGCGCCGCATTGGGAGCAATATCCAACGTGCCCAACGCATCATCGGAAGCTACCATCCAGCGGATTCTGCAGCGATTGTAAGAAGTTCTACCGCGAACCGGAGCGTTTGGATCTCTCGGAGTACAAGGGGTTTGCATGAAACTCTTGAGCGATCCAATCACCTTGGAAGAGCTTGAAGTCGTCCTAGCGCGCGTACTGGATTCGCCATTCGAAGTTGACAAGTGGCGGTCCACTGTAGAGGACGCGTACATCCGCATCGGCGGAAAGAACGCGCGGCTGGTACAGCCAACGAAGAGGGAGTTCCTCCATGGCTAAACAACGCGTGGTCGTCAACGGCACGGAGTACAACCTGATCATACCGCATGGACAAGAAATCACGCTTTCCAGCGATAAGCACGCTGCGACTATGACCACGACCCTCCACGAACTTCAAACGCAGTACGGCGTGAAGACGGCGTACTTTGTGCGGTTGGCACTGAATGAGTGGAGACGGCGATGATCTTCCTACTATTCGTAACGAACATACTCACGATGTGGCTGCTGTGGCTGGCGATCTACCGCCTGCATCAAGCGAAGAAGCGCCCACTGATTACGGCTGAGCTCAAAGTGGAACGCACGCAGCGCGTAGAGCATTCCACGTTGACCGACGATGTGATCAGCGCGTTGATGAATCTCGGTTACAAGAAGAAGGTAGCGCAGCGTGCGGTAACTGAGGTGGTCGGCAACGGCTGGACGACGTTCGACGACCTGTTCCGCGCGGCGCTGAGGAGGGCGGGATGACACCGGATCGTGGGACTGAGGTCGTGTATACAGCGCCCAATGGAACGTCGTTCCAGGCGGTCGTAGTGAATGGTCGTCTGGAGGATGACGGGCTTTTGGCGATTCGGCACAAAGCGGATGGCCGGTTGGTGTTCGCGAATCCAGATTTTCTGGAGAAAGTCGTAGTTCCAGAAAACGAGCTATAATCCTAATCAGCGCACAAGGAGCGCTACCCAATGCCTGAAGTGATCTCAGAAAACATCGTCCGCAAGATTCAACTCCTCCTCCAACTCGCAGAGCGCGCCGCTGGTAACGAAGTGGAAGCCGCCGCCGCCATGGCGAAGGCTCAAGAGCTTCTAGCACAGTACAACCTGGACCTCGCCACCGTACAAGACAAAGTCGTCAAGGGCGGTACGAACACGCCGGACGACGCCATGGCGAAGCGTGATTACGCCGTAACGAAGCGTTCAGCCATGTACCAGTGGCAGCGGAATCTTGTGCGCGCTTTGGCCGAGGCGAACTACTGCATCTACTGGACGGCCGAGGTACAGGAAGAGCTCTACATTCCGAAGAGCAAACGGAAGTACGATGATGACGAGGCCATGCAGAAGCGTTGGGTGAAGCGTCATAAGGTGCTTGGACGCACCGCCAACACGATGTCGGTCTTGATGATGGTGGACTACTTGATGGACACGATTGAACGTCTACTACCGTACGAACAGAAAGAGCGACTCAGCCGGTCGGCTAGCAGCTGGCGCGAGGGCTGCTCTGATCGTCTGATTCAGCGCATCCAGGCGAAGGCCGAAGCCATGAAGAAAGCGGATTACGCCACTCAGGGAGAAGCTGCTTACACCACGGCCATCGCGTTACGGAACGTCGCTACCGCTGAGGAGATCGGGAACTACGACTTCCAGAACGGCGCGGGTGCGTGGGCGGCGCGCGCCGCACGTATGAAGGCGAACGAAGAGCGTTGGGCCGCGCAGGACAAGTTGAACGCTGAACGCGAAGCCAAGGAGCTCGCGGAACTGGAAGCGAAATTGGCACTGGAAACGCCTGCGCAGAAAGCCAAGCGTCTGAAAGCGGAAGCGCGTGAAGCGGAACGGCGCGCTAAGTACAGCGAACGGTATTGGGAGGCTCAGGATCGCAAGGCGTATCGTGAAGCTTCGCGACGTGACCACGGAGCGTATCGGGCCGGGTCGGCAACGGCGGAGAAAATCGGCCTTGACGACCAGCTGAAGTCTGGTAAGACTGCTGGAAATCTAAGCTAAGTCGTTGAAATTGGGCCAGTTGCACTCCAGAAAAATAGTTTTCAGATTCTCTGTTTTCTGGAGTATAATCATTTCAGTGGCAAGAAGCCACTCAAAAGGAGCCTCAAATGAACCTCACCGATAAACTCACAATCGCCGCCCTAGTTGGAATCGCCTCCATCGGTCTGTCACAGACCCCGACCGTCAAGCCGGTGTCGCTCGCCACCACCGCGCCGTCTACGTCATTCGTAGTGCCTACCGCTCAGCCCGTTACCGCGTCGCTCTTCGCGAACGACGGTCCGATCAAGCCGGGTGCGAAGCTCGTAGTGGTAGGTAACGGTTGGTACAAGGCGTCGCCCACTACGTACGAGTTCCGTTCGGCCGGCAAGCTGATCGCGACGGTCGATTGCTCTCCTAACGGTACGTGGTACGCTCACCTTCACGCTGGTGCCACGCTGGTTGCATTCACCACCCTGGACGCCGCGCAGTCGTTCATTGCTTCCAGCCGCTAGTAGCTCGTCTTCACGCCTCTCTAACCTTCGTAGATATAGCGGTACAGGCCGCTAAGGAGAAACAAAATGCCACAGTCCATGCAACAGAAGCGCAAGAACTCCCTCGAACTTCTCAAGTCAGCACTCATCAGCCGCATCGCGCAGGAAGAGTTCAAGAAGGCTGAGAACCTCGCCCGCATGATCCAGTTCACCGAAGCCGCCATCGCGAAGGGTGGACGCTAACATGGCAAAGTCAATCCTGAAGAACATCAAGGCAGCACCGAGCGCGAAAGCTGTCAAGGCTGTTGGCAAGAAGTTGATCAAGACGGCTAAGGGCGAAACAGTCGTAGCCACGCACGACATCCACAATAAGTCGCTCGCTCCCACCGCGCCCGTAACGCCGCTGACTCAGGCGTTCGTCAAGGCCGGATTCGTATACAGCCGCACTGAGGAGGTAGATAACAATACCGCTCATGGCTATACACGCGAAGACGGTGCGGCGCTTCTATTCACGCACGCTGGCAGTTCGTCCAGCATCAACACCGCGTGGCAGGTGAAGTTTGCGGACGGCTCCACGGCTGAAGGCAAGAACGCTCAGCAATTCGTAAAGACCATGTACGACGCTAAGGGACCGGCTCCGTTACCTAGCAACGTCGTGGCCGCGCTGGACGCGCTACGTAAGCTGACGGCTGGCAAGTATCGCATCAGCGATCTGGCTGGCGACGCCAACTACAAGGCGCGCGTGCAGCTTCTGAAGCTGCTACGTAAGACTGACAAGGTACTGGTCAAGGAGAGCGGCGTCAACAAAGTGCTGACCGAGTTCTACGTCGCGCTCGGCATCGCGAAGTCGTCCGTGGCCGGTATGGAGTCGGCATTCAGCGCGAAGTGCATGGAGCTCGCGAAGAGTGCCAGCAAGACGGAGCGCGCGGTAGCGAAGGTAGAGAAGGCTGTAATCGCTGACGAGCTTCGGAAGACGGTACACACCCGCGTCGTATTCGATGGCAAGCCGATCCTGGACGCGCCCAAGAAGATGAACAAGAAGCAAGAAGCCAAGGACAGCGCCGATTTCAAGCTGGAACTGGCGGCACGAGTCAAGCGTGCGGAGCGCGAAACGGCGAACATGCCAATGGCGCAGCCGAAGTCGGATGCTGATATCTACGTCAACCTGGACGAGATATTCCTGCTGGAAGATCCCAATAATGGTATCGTTTTGCTACAGTTGGAAAAACCCAATTCGCAGGGCGCGATTTGCGTGTATAATAACGGGAGTCGCGTTGCTGCCGGAGTAGTACCGACAGAAGTTCTGAGAACACTGCGTCAGATCACAAGTAGCGATCTAGTGAGAGACGTAAATCAGTTACTACACCCCATTACGGCTGGAGTTGTAGTTTCGTCCGTGGCTGAACGCCACCTTACAGCGGTGTTAGATCACTGCAAGGAGAACATCATGACCACTGCAACCGTTGAAACCAAGAAGCAGAAATTCGCACCTCCCGCTGGAACAGCCAAGAAGACCGCGAAGAACGCTGTCACGACCAAGGTCAAGGCAACCGTAACCAAGAAGGCCGACAAGGCACCGCGCGCCGCAGCCGCCGATCGCAAGATCAAGGCGTTAGTAACGTTGAAGTCGGAGTCGTTGCCCCGCGAAGGCAGCTTCTGCTACGGTCAAGTTGAGGCCATCATCGGCTCCAAGACCGTGAGCGAGGCTCAGGCCAAGCTGGACAAGTCCAAGCTGAATCCCAGCGGTCGCAAGCTGGAAGTGGCGTGGCTGGTGAAGCAGGGCTACCTGTCCGTCATCGAGTAGTTCAGCGTAGTAGCGCGAGTCCGGCGCGTTATCCGGACACATCTCAGCCTGAAAAGGATTGACATCATGCCTACCTCTCTAGCTCGTCGTATCCGCCGCATTGGCATCCTGCCTTCCATAACCGTTGACGGCGTTACGAAGCGTCGCTTCGAGGAAATGAGCTCGTCTGCTCGTTCTAAGATGGAAGACGCCATACGAGCCGAACGAGCGCCGCGTCATGCGAAGTTTCTGGCGGCGCGCAAGTCGGCTAGAAGCAAGTAAACCACTACAGATAGCCTGAACACGAAGAGTATGAGACGCCCAGAACATCGGGCGTCTTTGTATTTCCCCGGGTGTCTTAGACGCCTTTGCCACGTAAGAGGAGAACGATCCTGAAAAACCTAACACTCATCATCCCCACGCACGGTCGTGTTAACAAGCAGATAACGCTCCAGGCGCTGCCGACTGCGCTCCAGGCCGAGGTCATCCTCGTGGCTTCGTTGCCTGACGAAGCCAAGGCGCTGAAGAAGCTGTACCCGGCTAACCAAGTGCTTACAGCCAAGGGCACTACATCCATCGCTACGAAGCGTCACTGGATTATGAAGAACGTAGCCGGCAAGTTTCTATTTATGATGGACGACGACCTGGCGTTCTTCGAGCGCTGCCCGGCTAAGTGGCGCGTGTGGGAGGAGCATCGCAAGGCGTACGCCGTAGCTCCGGACGCACCGGCTGGAACCTCGCTGATGATGCGTCGCTATCCTAAGGACAAGGTCCTCTTGAAGCTATTCCAGGAGATGGATTCCTACGCTGGTAAAGAGCACGACCTCGGTATGATCGGCATCGCGCATCGGCGTCACTCTGACAAGAAGAAAGCGGCGTGGGAGAAGAACGCAAGGATGATGTATGCTTTCGGTGTCAACCGAGAGCTCTATCTCAAAGAGAAGATTCGCTTCGACGCCATAGGTCTGCGCGAGGACTTCCACGTGGTGTTGTCCATGTTGCGTAAAGGCCATGAGTGCCACAACTACGTCGAGCTACTCAACAACGAGTACGGCACATTCGGCGCGGCGGGAGGGTGCAGCGGCGAGCGCAGTATGGAGTACAGCGACGCCCAGTGCTTCGAGTTGGCCAAGCTACACCCCGGCTTCGTGAAGGTGGTGGACCGCGCGTACACCACGACGGCTGTGCGTAAGGAGGTCGTGGTAGCCTGGAAGAAGGCTTACCTCTCCTCTCTGGCTCAGCCCAAGGTTCCAAGCGTACGGAAGGCAGCAAAGAAAGCGGTGACGGCATGAAGTGCGAAAATTGCAAGAAGAAGTGTGCGAATCGGTTCTGTAACCTTGGCTGCTTCAACCGGTGGGTGCGGCGTGGTAATCGCAAACTGGTGGAGGACGCGCACAAGAGCGGCACGGAGGATTACCGCGTCGTCGTACGGAAGATGATGGGAGGCACGGCGTGATCATTCACCACAAGATTCAGCGCAACAGCGGAGCAGCCCTAGAGCCGTGTATCTATAAGAGTGGCCATGGTGTGCCGACGCAAGGCGCTAAGATGCGCGCCTATCCGGACGTATTTGTGCCGGTGCTAGGTATAACGACTGGCGGCTACGTCATGCCGGTAATGGGCGAACCATCGCCGGTACTGGACCTGCCGTTGGCGCTGGCCCGGTTGGCTGCTTTATGGGACCTGCCGGTGGCGCATGTCTACGATTATGAGGGCCGCCGTCGCCACCACGTAGTCCAAGTAGAGCCGTTCACTCGCACAGAAGGCTTTCCGCCTATTATCCGGTCGGCGCTGACGACGTGGTACGAACGAATTGGTAGTACGCAAAGCAAAGGAGCACAGGTCGTACATGGTGATCCCACCCTGGAGAACTACGTACGCGACGGTTATTGGCTAGACCCTAGTACGCGTCCATTGCCACAAGAGGCCGAGCTTGACGGCGGCAAGCTGCTGCAGTCGTACTTCCACTACGGTCGCCCTTGCCTGGAGTCGGAACGTTACATGATACGTAAGTTCTTGGTCGAGCAAAAATTGAACCTGGACCTCTGTATCTACTACATGCTGACGCACATCATTCGGCTGTATGGTGTGCAGCCGCAGGCGCGTGTATGGGCCATTGACGTCGTATCGGGCCTGCGTAATTTGGCGGAAGAACTTCGCACGGAAATGAGAGTGGATGCATGCAAGTAGTTATTCTGGCGGCAGGACGCGGTGAACGATTTGTCAGTAACGGGGTAATGACGCCTAAACCGCTGCTCCCAGCGCGCGGTCGCACGATGATACAGCATGCGCTGGTCCAGGCGTCTGAAATCATCAAGACGCCTGTCGTTGTGTGCTTGGTGGATTTGTACAGTGAGCTTCACAAGCAAACGCCGAAGAACATGCATCCGATCCGCGTGCCCATTCGGTTCGTGCAGAAGGGTGCGGCCATGTCTTTGTTGGCGGCGTCAGGTGTGATTCGCGATACCGATCCGGTGCTGGTCATGGACTGTGACACCATCTTCAAGAGTGGTGTGCTTGCTAAGTTCTCTGAGTTTAGTGAGGCTTGCTTCAAGTCTGGCGTGCAGTCTTCTATGCTGTGCTTCCGTCCTAAGGATGACAGCGAGCGCTACAGTTTCGTTATCATGAAGGATCACTTAGTGACGCAGGTGGTGGAGAAGCAGCGCATAAGCGGTATTGCTTCTTGCGGCGTTCATGCATTCCAGTCGTGGGAGCTTGCCAAGCGCGCCATCTACGAGATGGTGATTCTCAGTACGATGACTAACGGTGAGTACTATCTGGCACCGTGCCACAACAATTTGCAGTTGACCACGGCCATGGTGATCGCAGCCGATGAATTCAACCACGTAGGCACACCGGCTGAACTGGAGGCGTATGAGCAAGCAGTTCCCAAGGCTTGAAGAGTTCGTGTACTTCGTGAACGAGCGTTGGTCCATACATCAGAAGCGATTGGCTGGGAAGCCTGCTCCGTGGACGAAGGATCCTATCCTGTTGGAATACCGCTTTACCAACGTACGTCGCGAAGACGACAGGGTCACTAAGTGTATACACGAAAACTGGTTACAGCCGCACGCGGAGGACTACGACACGGTAGTCTTCGCAATGGCGCTGGCACGGTTGGTGAACTTGCCGGCGAGCCTGGAAGCGCTCGGTTATCCATCAAAATGGAATCCGAAGCGGTTTGTGAAGCTGATGGAGGCGCGCAAGAAGGACGGCATGGCGACGTTCACAGGGGCATACATGATAAACGCCGTCGGTGCTACCAAAGGACAGTCCAAGGCGTCGTACTTGGCCGACCAGGTGCTTGGGCCGTTGTGGAACAGCCGTAAGCTGCTAGGTAACTTGGTGCGTACCGGGTGTGAGCTTAGTACGTTGCAAGAAGCGCTCATGTTACATCACGGCTTCGGAGGTGGGTTCATGAGTGCGCAGGTCGTGGCGGATATTAAGCACCTGCCTTCTATGAAGAAGGCTGAAGACTGGATGACGTTCGCAATGTCAGGGCCAGGAAGTCGTAGAGGGTTAAACTGGCTCGTGGGAAGAGAACCAACTGCGCGCTGGAACGAAGAGGAATGGCATGCTACGCTGCTGGATTTGATGAAGGTAGCTCAGCCAAAGTTGAAATGCCCAGTGTTGGATGCGCAGAATCTACAGAACTGTCTGTGTGAATTCAGCAAATACTGCAAGGTGAAGTACAACGGCGGCAGAGCGAAGCAGAAGTTCCGCGCCAGCGGCGAAGCTTATAATTAACCCATAGCAGCGAAAGGAAGTGAAGATGTACAGTTACAAAGCTAGAGACGTAAATGAGGCGCTTTCACTTGGACTACAGCATTTGTTACACAGTGGAATCAAAGAGGACTCCAGAGTAGGTCCAGTGCTAGTAGCGCCAGGGCCGGTGTGTATCGAGTATACCGACCCAAGGCAGCGAGTGCTGTATTCACCAACGCGCGATGCGAACCACGTATTCCATGTGATGGAGGCGTTGTGGTTTTTCTCGGGGAGCAACGAACTGGAGTTTCCGGTTTTCTTTAATGCCTCATACTCGCAGTTTTCAGATGATGGCAAGACTATGTGGGACTCTTACGGATGGCGCTGGCGAGAATTCTTCGGCTATGACCAGCTCGATGCCATAGTGGAGGAGCTCAAGTCGAATCCGGGAAGCAGGCGCTGCGTATTGGCGATGTGGAACGCTGATATTGCGCCAAGCGCCCCGCAATGGGAGGCGAAAAGTGGCGTACAGTACAGCGATGATCTTGGCGTTGCGTGCAACGGTGGTAAAGCCGTTCCGTGCAACACGCACGCTTACTTCGCCATACGAGCCGGCAAGCTGAACATGACCGTCATGAACCGCAGCAACGACAGTATGTGGGGCGCATTCGGCGCGAACGCGGTCCACTTCAGCTTCCTGTTGGAGTACATGGCGATGCGTATCGGTGTGCCGATGGGCAGTTACTATCAGTTCACGAACAATCTGCATACGTATACCGACAAGTTCAGTATTGACAAGCTGAACGCCATTGAATACGAGTGCGTTACGCTCGATCAGTTGGAACCTCTTGGACCCTCTATCACAGAAGGATTCGACGACGACCTGAAGCTGTTCATGCCGTGGGCGCTGAAGGTGATACGTGCCACCCCACCGCCGGCAACGTTCCCGTCAGACGTATTACCAGAAGCTACGCAGCTTGCAGCGAACGTCCCCGCCTGCAAGACGCCATTCTTCCATGCGGTAGCCATTCCGATGTTCCTGTTCTGGGTGTTCCGAAAGTGGAAGGATGAATACAGCAGCAACACTTGCCTCGATGGCATTGACGCGCCGGACTGGAAGCGCGCGTGCTACGAGTGGAAAGAACGGAGGCGGAAGTGAAAGAACTCCTGCAATTCATTTACGAGGGCGGTAGTGTAATTCGCTACCACGCACGTCCAGGCTTACGCACAGACACCGATGCGTCACACTCGTTCGGCGTTGCTCTTTGGTGCAGTTTACTGGCCGGCAAAGATGCCGAGGGTCGTACGCAAGCCAGCGCCATGTTGCTTATGGCAGCGCTAACGCATGATCTGGCCGAGCAAGCAGCGTCAGACATCAGCGCTCCAGCCAAGCGCATGATGGGCCTGTCTGACCTAGTCCATGACTGGGAGCAGAAGACGCTGCGTAAGTACGACCTGGATTATGAGCAATGGTTGGATCCGGAGGAGTTGCTCATCCTTAAGCTGGCTGACTGCTTTGATGGTCTGCTGTATTGCTGCCGTGAGCTTGCCTTAGGTAACAAGAACGTCATGCTGATCTGGAAGCGATTCTGTTCATACATCGAAACACTCACGGTAAATACGGAAGTACCCTTGGACATCGCGCTGCGCGCCTCTAACATGTACGAAGCTATAAAGGAGATCTATCGTGAAACCCGTAGTGAAGCAGGTCCGGAATTCAACGTCTTCGAGTAGCAAGGCTAACGATACGCAGGTAGGAGGTAGTCACTATCAAGAGGCGTCGGCGGTGTGTCCTCACTGTCATAAAATTATTCAGCACTGGGATCTGTATGCCAAGATGCCATACTTGGTTGGACAGGTGGCCAAGTACACATTACGCTTCCTCGGTAAGAACGGCCTGGAAGACCTGAAGAAAGCACAGCACTTCCTACAGAAGCTGATCGAAGTGTACTATCCGGATGAGAAGTCTTAAACGACAAAAGACCCGGCTGGCTGGCACTCGATGTTCTGAGTACCAGCCAGCCGGGTCTTACTTGTCTACGCTGCCAACGCGTAAATGCAGTGGTTCATGAATAGAGGGCTCAGGTGCAGCGTCTCGGGTGTGACGAGGTTGTCTTCGTCCTCTAGACAGTTGAGCGGCCACTTGTCTGCCTGCTGCATGAACAGCGTCATCAACGCGGAGCATATCAGCAGATGGTTGTCCACACCGATGCGCGCGTGTATGAATAGACCAACTATGTCCGCGTAGTCGTACGGGCACCCGATCTTCGATTCCAGCCAGGTCATGGCCGTCTCGTACTCGGCATCCGTGACCGGTATGGCGTAGCGGCGTTCCCGCGTCGGTTTGCACCAGTTCAGTGGCCTAGAGTTAACTCCTGTTCCGGAATGTGCCCCTACCCAGTGTTGACCATCGCGGCTTAGAGCCTCGGTGTGGCACCACTTACTGTCGGTGGTCCACGTGATGAGCCCGGATATTATTCCTGGTTCATCGATAAAGCGTATTACCAGATATTTCTGGTTCTGGTCGAATTGCAGAGCCCAGCTGCGATCCCACACAAGAGCGTACGTGCTTTCAGTCATGGCTACACCTTCTTGGCCGCTGCCAGCAGGCCGGTCAGGTCAAGTCCAGACGGCGTCTTGCCGCTGTTTTGGTTCACCCAGTCCTCCGTGACAATGACGTACCCTTCGTCGATGTAGCCAAGCATGAACTCGTTCGACATCGGAATCTTCATGCCCCAGCTATTGACAGTGCCGCCGGCCGCACCTTCGCCGAGCTGCACGATGCAGTGGCCACCTTCGGGCTTCAGACCCGGCGCGAAGTTCCAATTGGACGTGTTCTGCTGGCACTGCTCCGGGCACTGTATGCCAAGGTACAGTCCACCGAACGTGTACGCGGCCCACTTCATCTGCGCAAGGCTGGATACATCCAGCGCCGCGTAGGCGAGTATCTTGTGCGCGGAGACTCCCACTTGCACGCCAATCTTTTGCCAGTAGGTCAACAGGTCGGTCAGAGCCGTGCCTTGGTCGGTCGGGTTGTCTCCGGATGGACCGGCGTTTATGTTGAACCCGGTTACGGCGGAATACAGACTGAGCGCATCGGCGGTGGTCGGCTGCACTGGACGGCCAGTGTTGTAGCTCTGCGCTTGTATAAGGTGCAGTGCCCCGGCGCACGCACAGTCACCCCACTGGTCGTTACCCAGGATGCTGAGCGCGGCGTCTGGCACGGCGTACTCCCAGCCGTGCGCGGGCGCGACAGGCCACGTATCAGCCTTGTCCAGGAAATCGCTAAGTGACGGCATACTCAGCCTGCGCTTCGGGGCGTTCTTTCCGTATTTGAATCCCATGTTTCAGTCCTTCCAATGTTGCGTGCAAAGAAGAAAGGGAGCCGACCCGAAGGCCGACTCCCTGCTTGCCGAAGGTTACTTTAGTTCAGCACCGGCCAAACGCGAGTCGGCCTTCACGGCGGCGTTCCAGGCTGCCTTGAAGTCACTGACGCGACTATGCAGCATGTGGTGCTTGATTTGCACGCGCCCGATGTGCGGGTTATGGGAGGCTGCCACTACTGGTGTAGGCGCCACAGTGCTCGGCGGCAGTGCAGCCAGGATTGCCTCAATACCGGCAACTAGCACATCGATCAGCGGAGAGTATGCGGCCGTAAGCGGGATGGCTGCCGTAATAGCTACGATGGTATTGAGCGCGTCCTCTACGATGACCACCGTACCGCCAGCCTGCCACGTCGCCTCTGCGGTCTGCAGTGCGGCCACTGCAGCCTTCAACTGCGGTGCCCAAGGAGCATTAGGCTGCGCTACCGCCAGAATGTTCACTGCCTCGGTCAGTACCACGTTGACCTCATTGACCACTTGCGAGCCGGTGCAGCCCACCATTGGCGCGGCGCACAGTGTTAGGCAAAGGGCGGCGACTACCGAGCCCTTTGTAATTCCTGCGATAAGATTTTTCATATTCAGTCTCCTTGCTTACTTGGTTGGTGGTGCGCCAGGGGTAACCGACACCTTGGTGTCTACTTCCGTTCCGTCCGGTTGTTGCTCCTGTTGGTGAAACAGGATCTGTTCGACGTATGGAGTGTGCAGAACTGCGATCGCGGCCAATAGAAACTGACCGAGCGGCGCTAGGCGTGGATGGTAGCTGAGAAAATGGTTGACGGCCGTAACTTGGCTCGCGGCGGCACCCGTGGCGATCAAGCCCAGGATGATCAGGGTTTGCTTCTTGATTGCTTTGCCGTTGATGGTCAGGTTCATGCGATTGGGTCTCCTAGTACTTTCTCTACGTGGCTCCAGACTTCGTCATTTGAGACGAAGAACGGCAGCTTGATTATGATGATGGTGACCTGCTTCGCAGTGACAGACCATGCCAGCGTCACGCCGTCGGCGGTGGCCGTTCCGGTGGGCTGCGTGGGATCCACGGCTGGACCGCCCAGTGATCGCAGCTTGGCGACCAGCGCTACCGGGTCGGTCAATGCGTACGTGTGTGAGTTCATCGTTCTGCCCTCGCTATCCACTCAGGCAAGTCAGATGCGAGAGTTGGGTTGCCGGACGCTATCGCCTTGTAGTGCGTGATGCGCGCCGTGATGAAGTTTGCTACCAGGGTTGGTTGGTCGCAGTAGTTAGCCGCTCCTACCGTATTCGAGCCCCAACCGCCATCCACATTTATCTGAGCATCCTCCGGCAGCAGCGTGTTGACGGCGCGCTGCAGCATGAATACCGCCGTACCAGGTCCGCCGTTGACCGCCTCATCGAATACTCGCTTGGCTAGGTCGTCGGTAGCCAGCGCCGCGTACCACTGGTTCCAGAACTTGGTCTGATAGAAGTTTCGCACGGCTGGTCCGCGATCTGCTTGTGGTACGGCGTTTATGGCGGCGAATTCAGACGGGAAGGAGTGACTGTTGATGCCGGAGATGGCGTGCGCGCCAGGTGGCGGATCGGGCACCATGGCGTAATGATATGTCGGGTCTTCCGAAGTCATGATCCATGCGTAGCTGACGTCGAAGTTGGCCATTAGAATGAAGTTCCTTTGCTGAATGCCGAGCCGCTGGAAAACTGGGAGCCTATGAAGGCGGGTGGTGCAAGGTACTCAACCGCTCCGATGGCTCCCGGTACTGGCCGGGTCACCATGTAGTAGTCGGTTGACGGGCCGCCTGTCGTGTCTGACGCCAGCAGGGGGCTGCCAGATGTTGGGTAGAAGGAGTTTCTTGCTACAAGGGGGTTGAACACGTCCAGAGCCGCTTCGCTCACCCACGTCTGCGAGGGCTGATTCAACAGAAGCGGACTGACGCAAATCGTTCCATTCGTAGTCGATGGACATGTTCCACTCCGCATGCCAAACTCATCATTGTGCGAGACGTTCAGCGTGATGCCCGATGGCCCCGTTCCCGGCCCGTTGGTGAAGTCGTAGACCGTGGGGACGTTGGTTCCACCGTAGGGGTTGTTCGGATCGACGTAGCCAAGGAACACGTTGTTGGTGGAGTTGATGGTCGATGGGCAGGTGGAGTCCGCGCCGTTGCAGGCCACGAATATGGCTATCTGCTGAGCCGTGATGAATGTGTTGTTGATCAGGTTCCAGGTCGAGCCCGTTGGGATCACCGAGGCCATGCCGTTGCCGCCAGCGCGGCAGAAGCCCGTCAGGTACTGGTTGTAGGTTGACGGAGCTCCGGTGATGGACGCGCTCATCCTTGAACAGTTATTGACCGTGAGGTTGTTCTCGAATAGGGTCGTGTTGACCACCGAGTCGTCCCCGCCCCACTTCCAGTTCGATCCCATGTTGCCAATTGCAACGGAGTTGGTGATCGTGATGTTCGCGGTCTCGACGTGTGGGCCAATGAAGCCGTCCTTCGTGTTGTAGTCGTCCACGCAATAGTTGCAGGTGAACGAGACCAAGGGCGTGTTCTGCCCGCTCCAACTATCTCCAAAGCCTGCTGAGTTGGTGTCGTAGCAGACCTGCGCCGGGTAGGTATTGGTGATGGGATACTGCTCGTAGCAGCCATTGAA